TCTTCTGGGCTCTATAGCTTGTTCATTCCTATGGAATGGAACTACGAAGGATTCATCGATACTTATGGACTACCTGTCTTCGTTAGAGGTAAAAATACAGTCAAAGGAGTTGATGGTTATGAAATTACAACAGGAGTTATCGAGCACTGGGAAAACGAAGTAGAAGGATTAAAATCTGACCAAGATAGTTTAAATGAATATTATAGACAGTTTCCAAGAACTGAAAAACATGCTTTTAGAGATGAGACAAAACAAAGTCTTTTTAACTTAACTAAAATATACGAACAAATTGACTACAACGAAGACTTTAACAATAGAGCTAATATAACTAAAGGCAATTTTCAATGGCTTAATGGTGTTAAAGATACGGAAGTAATATTTGTACCAAACAAAGATGGTAGGTTTAAAATTAGTTGGGTTCCACCTAAATCACTTCAAAATCAAGTGATTATAAAAAATGGAACAAAGTATCCTGGCAACGAACATATTGGCGCTTTTGGTTGTGATAGTTATGATATATCAGGTACTGTAGATGGTAGAGGCTCTAAAGGCTCGTTACATGGTTTAACTAAGTTTAGTATGGAAAACGTGCCATCTAATCATTTCTTTTTAGAATATATATCAAGACCACAAACAGCTGAAATATTTTTTGAAGATGTTTTAATGTCTTTAGTTTTTTATGGTATGCCAATATTAGCAGAAAACAATAAACCAAGATTATTATATTATTTAAAGCGTAGAGGTTATAGAGGTTTTTCAATGAATCGTCCTGATAAAATTTGGAACAAGCTGTCAGTTGCAGAAAGAGAAATAGGTGGAATACCTAATTCAAGCGAAGACATTAAACAGGCTCATGCGGCAGCTATTGAAGCTTATATTGACACTTATGTAGGTTTAAAACAAGATGGATATGGTGACATGTACCATCAAGAAACATTAGAAGATTGGGGAAAGTTTAACATAAACAATAGAACCAAACACGATGCGTCTATTAGTTCTGGATTAGCTATAATGGCTTGTAATAAAAACAAGTATAAACCTATAGCTGACAGAACGTTAAAAAAAGTAAATTTAGGAATAAAAACATTTAACAATGATGGGATCCTTTCAAAAATTAATAAATAAATGATATATACTAATACTAGAAGTTCTTTTCCAGATCAAGTAATTCCTCAAGAAGAGAAGATGACCACAGAATACGGTCTTCAAGTAGCTAGAGCTATAGAAGGCGAGTGGTTTAGTCAAGGTGTTGGAGGTAATAGATATTCTTTTAATTATACTATATTTCATCAACGAAGATTATACGCTAGAGGAGAACAATCTGTACAAAAATATAAAGACGAATTATCTATAAATGGTGATTTATCTTATTTAAATTTAGATTGGAAGCCAGTTCCTGTTATACCTAAATTTGTAGACATTGTTGTAAATGGAATGTCTGATAAAATGTATGATATAAAAGCATTTTCTCAAGATCCAGCTTCACAAAAGAAAAGAACTGAATATGCTAATAAAATATATAGAGATATTCAAGCTAGAGAGTTCATTCAAACAATGCAGCAAGAGTTAGGTATTGATCTAAAAGAAGCGCCTGCTGGAGCACCAGAAACAGAAGAAGAATTAGAAATACACATGCAATTAGATTATAAACAATCTATAGAAATTGCAGAAGAAGAATTAATAGAAAATACTTTAGCTAAAAACAAATATGATTTAACTAGAGCTAGGTTTAATAGAGATTTAGTTGTTCTAGGTATTGGAGCTATTAAAACTTCGTGGAATAAGTCAGAAGGTATTGTTGTTGATTACGTTGATCCAGCTAATTTAGTTTGGTCTTATACTGAAGATCCAAATTTTGAAGATATATACTATGTTGGTGAAGTTAAGAATATTAGTTTACCAGAGCTTAAAAAAGAGTTTCCAGAATTAACAAACAAACAATTAGAAGAAATACAAAAATTTCCAGGTAATACTAATTACACTAGGAATTGGACAGGTAAAGACAACAACAACACTGTACAAGTGTTATATTTTGAATATAAAACTTATATGGATCAAGTGTATAAAATAAAATACACTGAAAACGGCTTAGAAAAAGCTTTAGAAAAACCTGACTTTTTTAATCCACCACCAAGTGATAACTTTGACAAAGTATCTAGGTCAATAGAAGTATTGTATTCGGGAGCTAAGATATTAGGCCACGACATAATGTTGGACTGGAAAATAGCAGAGAATATGACTAGACCTTATTCAAACACTGTTAAAGTTAATATGAATTACCAACTAGTTGCACCTCACATGTATAAAGGTCGTATAGAGTCAACTGTAGAACGTATGATAGGTTTTGCTGACATGATTCAATTAACTTCCTTAAAACTGCAGCAAGTGCTTTCTAGAGTAGTTCCTGACGGTGTGTTTATGGATGTAGATGGATTAGCAGAAGTAGATCTAGGTAACGGTACTAATTATAATCCAGCCGAGGCATTAAATATGTATTTTCAAACAGGTTCTATAGTTGGTAGATCTATGACTCAAGATGGTGACATTAATCAAGGTAAAGTTCCAATACAAGAGTTAAATACTTCTTCAGGTGGTCAAAAAATAAACTCTCTTATATCAACGTATGAGTATTATTTAAAAATGATTAGAGATGTGACAGGACTTAATGAGGCTAGAGATGGTACAATGCCGGATAAGCAATCGTTAGTTGGTTTACAAAAATTAGCAGCAGCTAATTCAAATGTAGCAACTAGACATATATTAAATGCTAGTTTGTTTTTAACATTAAGAGCTTGTGAAAATATATCATTAAGAGTTGCTGATAGCATACAGTTTGATTTATTAAGAGAAAGTTTAATTGATAGTATAAGCTTGTACAATGTAAAAACATTGGAAGAAATACAAAATCTTCACTTATATGATTTTGGTATATACTTAGAAATTGAACCAGATGAAGAAGCTAAAGCAGCGCTTGAACAAAATATACAAGTAGCTTTACAACAGCAGTCAATAAGTTTGCCAGATGCTATAGAAATTAGAGAAATAAAAAATCTAAAATTAGCTAATAAATTATTAAAGCTTAAGCAAGAGCAAAAAGCCGAGAAAGATCAACAAAATAATCTAGCAAATATAAAAGCTCAAGCTGATGCAAATGCAGAAGCTTCTGAAAGAGCAGCTATGGCTGAGGTGCAAAAACAACAAGCATTAGCCCAAACAACATTACAAATTGAACAAGGTAAATCTCAATTTGAATTACAAAGAATGCAGAGCGAAACTGAATTAAAAAAGCAATTAATAGAATTACAGTATGGATTTGATAAAGAGTTAAAATCTATGGAAGTTCAAGCTATGAAAGAAAAAGAATCTTTAATAGAAGATCGTAAAGACGAACGAACTAAAATACAAGCAACTCAACAAAGCCAATTAATACAACAAAGACAGGATGGTACTTTACCAACCAATTTTGAAATGCCTAACAATTAGGCTAATTATTATATAATATCATATCATGGAAAACAAAGAAAATATACCACAAGAGGGTGACTTTAAAATGAAAAAGCGTCCTAAAAAATTATCCAACAACAAACCAGAATCTAACAAAATAGATCTATCTAAAAAACCAGAAGTAAAAGAAACTGAACCAGCTAAGATAGATTTAAACAAAAATAAAGAAGATGCCGTTCAAACACAAAGCACAAATGATAGCAATGTTATTGTCGAAGAAAAGAAAAACGAGACAAGTAGCGAAAAAGTGGTTGAAGAAGTACGGACCACCGAAGAATTAATATCGCCAATAGTAGAAGTAAAAGAAGAAGAAGTTAAAGAAGAAGTTAAAGAAACTACTAAAGAACTAAAAGAAGCAGTAAGAGATGAAAAGGTAACAGGTAAACCTTTGCCAGAAAACATTGAAAAACTAGTTTCATTTATGGAAGAAACTGGTGGAACAGTTGAAGACTATGTAAGATTAAATGCTGATTATTCATCAGCTGATGATGTTACTTTACTAAAAGAATTTTATAAACAATCTAAACCTCATTTAAACAACGAAGAAATTGAGTTTTTACTTAATGATGAATTTTCGTATGACGAGGATGAAGATGATGAAAAAACTGTACGTAAGCGCAAGCTTGCAATAAAGGAAGAGGTTGCTAAAGCCAAAAACTTTTTAGAGCAAACAAAGAGTAAATATTACGACGAGATCAAGTTGAGACCGGGTGTTACTCAAGAGCAACAAAAAGCAATGGACTTTTTTAACCGATACAATAGTGAGCAAGACAAGGTAAATAAGACTCGTGAAGATTTTATTGATAGATCAAACAAGTTTTTTAATGAAGATTTCAAAGGTTTTGATTTTAAATTAAAAGATAAAAATGTGAAATATCAAGTTAGTAATCCAAGTGAGTTAGCAAAAAATCAAAATGATATTGCAAATTTTCTTAAGAAGTTCTTAAATGAAGATGGGGCAATTACAGATTTAAGTAACTACCACAAATCTTTGTTTGCGGCACAAAACATAGACACTATAGCTAGTCACTTTTATGAACAAGGAAAAGCTGATGCTGTGAAAACAGAGTTTGCTAAATCTAAAAATATTAATTCTGAACCAAGATTATCTCCTGATCCAGATGCAGTATTTTTAGGTGGAATGAAAATAAAAGCGGTTAGTGGAATAAATAGTGCTAAATTAAAAATAAGAAAAAAATAAAAACTCAATATAATGGGACAATTCACAGTGACAAACGCTGGATTAGCACCTACTCAAGATCAGTCGATCCTTTCTACTAACTATTTACAGTGGAATGATGCAGCTGGAGCTAATTTTGCGGATTTTGCACAACAATATCTACCTGAGCTTTATGAGCAAGAAGTAGAAAGATTTGGTAACAGAACGTTATCAGGTTTCTTAAGAATGGTTGGCGCTGAAATGCCAATGACATCGGATCAAGTAATTTGGTCTGAACAAAATAGATTACATGTTGGTTATGACAATGTAGACAAAGTTGATAATGCTGGTGGTACAGTTTTTACTGTGCAAACACCTCTTGGAGCTGCTCCTAACGAAGTAGTTGTAAGAATCAACCAAAGTATAGTGGTATTTGATCCAGCTTCTGGATTAACACTAAAAGGTTTGGTTACTGCTACAGCTAACGATGCTACTCCAGCACCTGGAACTTTTACTTTTACTGCTGTTTGTTACACTGCTGCTACTTTTGCGGCTTTGGGTAATTCAGACTTAAAAGTGTTTGTTTACGGTTCTGACTTTGCTAAAGGTACTGAAGGAATGATAGGTTCTGTTACTCCTCAAGTTACTCAATATAGCAATAGACCAATTATTATTAAAGATAAGTATTTCGTAAATGGTTCTGACACTGCTCAGATCGGTTGGATTGAAGTTGCTACTGAAGATGGTACATCTGGATACTTGTGGTATATGAAAGCTGAATCAGAAACTAGATTAAGATATGAAGATTATCTTGAAATGGCTATGGTTGAAGGTGAAAAAGCTACTGCTACTTCTGGTGTTACTGTTAACACTGCTGCTAATAACTACGGTACAGGTACTGAAGGTTTATTCGCTTCTCTAAATGCTAGAGGTAATGTATATTCTGGATTTGCTGGTGCTGCTGCTCCTGGAGCTGGCGCATTAGGAGATTTTGATGCTATCTTACAACAATTAGATTTACAAGGTGCTATTGAAGAAAACATGTTATTTTTAGACAGAGCTACTGCTCTTGATTTTGATGATATGATTGCTGCTCAAGCTGGTGGAGGTTTTGCTTCTACTCAGTCTGCGTCTTACGGTTTATTTGATAACGAAGCTGAAATGGCTCTTAACTTTGGTTTCTCTGGTTTTAGAAGAGGTTCTTATGACTTTTATAAAACTGACTGGAAATATTTAAATGATGCTTCTACTAGAGGTATGGTTACAAATATCAAAGGTGTGTTAGTTCCTGCTGGAACTTCTACAGTTTACGATCAAATGTTAGGATCAAACATCAGACGTCCTTTCTTACACGTAAGATATAGAGCTTCTGAAACTGATGATAGAAGAATGAAGTCATGGATCACTGGTTCTGTTGGTGGTGCTTATACTTCTTCTCTTGATGCTATGGAAGTACACTATCTATCTGAAAGATGTTTAGTAACACAAGCTGCAAACAATTTTGTATTGTTTACATCTTAATTATTGTTTAACATTTAAAAGATAAATAAAATGGGACATATAAAATTAGCGAAAGCTAACAATAAATTTGACGTAGTATCTGCAGATGGTGTAGGTTCAGTTAAGTTAACATCTAACAAAGTAGTCATAGGATATATGGCTAATAAAGAAGTACAAATAACAGGTGCTTCTAATCTAACTCAAGCTGATGTTGATGCAGTTGTTGCTGCTATCGACGTTATGGAGGGTGGTGCTGGAATTGCTCCGTTAACGGAACTAAGTTCTAAAGTTACCGCTACAGACATTGAAGCGTTAAGTTAAAACAATAATAAGATCCCGCTTCGGCGGGGTCTTTTTTAATTATTATATTATATTATATTATGGAAAAAACAAACAAAAAACCTGCAGCAAAAGCTGTAGAAACGGTTGAAAAAATCGTTGAAACTCCTAAAGTTGAAAAAGATACTTGGGAAATAAAAGATAGACTTTATTATCTTACACACGATTATTCACCGTTAACTTACACTTTACCATCAAGACACACAAGAAGATTTCCTTTATTGTGGTTTGATCCTAAAGAAGGTAAGCAAAAAGAAATTAGACATGCTTCTAACCAAAATAGCCCATTTGTTGAAGAGCAAAAAGGTGAATGCACTATGGAGCATATAATATTTAAAGACGGTACTTTATTTGTTCCTAAAGAAAAACAAGCTTTGCAAAAGTTATTATCTTTATATCATCCGCAAAAAGGTAAAAGATACGAAGAGAAAGACGACGTAAAAGAAGCTGTTGATGATTTAGAATATTTAGAGTATGAGTTTCAAGCATTATCTTTATCTAGAGAACTAGATATTGACCATGCAGAAGCTATATTAAGAACTGAAGTTGGTTCTGAAGTTAATAAGATGAGTTCTAAAGAACTTAAAAGAGATTTATTAGTGTTTGCTAAAAACAATCCTACTTTATTCTTACAACTTGCTAATGATGAAAATATACAATTAAGAAACATTGCTGTTAAAGCAACTGAAGAGCGTATAATTACATTATCACAAGATCAAAGAACGTTCTCTTGGGCTTCTAATGGTAAAAAGTTAATGAAAGTACCTTTTGAAGAAAACCCATACTCAGCGTTTGCTGCTTTTTTAAAGACAGACGAAGGAGTTGAAGTTTTTAAATCAATTGAGAAAAAACTAAAATAACAAGTGATTATAATTAAGGGTGGTTTTATCGCCAC